TAAAATGCAAATGAGGTCCTGTTGTATGAGAACCTGTGTTACCAACTAATGCAATTTCGTCACCTTTTTTTACTTTTTGTCCTAGTGTTACTAAAAATTTACTTAGATGTGCATAACCAGTTATGATATTGTTGGTATGTTTTATTCTTATGAAATTTCCTCCACCATATACTGAATCAAACCCTTTTCCGATAACTACACCATCTTCTGGACTAATAACTGGTGTGCCAACTGGAGATGCTATATCTACACCATTATGTCCTTTTGTTTTTGATGGATTTGTTGGATCTTGTCTTAATCCAAAATCACTTGATAATCTACCTTCTAGAGGTAATAACATTTCACTATCTGATTTAGTGAAACTACTTGGTTGTGATGCTTTTCCTTGTTTACATGCTTTTTTCTTTTCTTCATCTATTTTTTTCTTTATATCCTTTTGTTTGCTTTGTTTGCTTTGTTCACTTTGTTCACTTTGTCCACTTATTTCTAGTCTTTTTTGTTTTGTACATTCTGTGTCTGGATCTATATCTAAAATTAAGTCTTCATCATTTTTATGAAATATAGTTTCTGGATTTCTTTCTAATTTTTGAACTTCACGATTATCAACAACTTTAACATTATTAGAAACAAAATCTGGTCTTAATCTGAGATATTTTTGACATAATAATTGAAGTTTTGTTTTTATTACAGGTGCACCAGTATTACCAATTAATGAAAATGGACTTAATAGTTCTTGGATGAATTCGTCCATCCATTCAAAATATCTTGTACCTAGAACAGCATCTTGATCTGCACCTTTTGAACCTAAGTTTAATATTTGTGTATTGTCTTTTAATTCAAGATTAATTGAATCATTATTAATTGTTATTTTATTATATAAATGATCTATTGTTAGTTCTTTACTATCAACAAATATATTAGTTCGTTCATCAACAAGTAAAGCTATAAAATTTGTATATTCTTCTTCATCTAAATCTTCAAGTTTATTTTTTAGATTAATATTATATTTTTCAGAATATACATAATATGGTGCATATATATTATCAGATAAAAAAAGCACATTTACTAATTTACCAACTGCTGGAACTTGAAAATCTTTTCCAGCTAATCCTGCAAATGGTGAAGCATAAGGTATATCTTCAACTTCTAAATCATTGTATAGATTTTGAACTCTTACTTTAATTCTACCTGACCTATTAGGATCCTTATTATCTTCTACTACTCCAACAAAAAAACCTTTTTGAAGTTCCATTAATATTTTTTATTTTTTTAGAAATTTGCAGCATCTCTAACCGTGTCTTCTAAGTCATTTAATAAACCTGAACCTATTGATTTTGCTAAATTTTTTACACTAGTTCGGTTATTAAAATCTGGATCATAAACATTATCTGGTTCTATTTTATTTATGTTTGCAAAATCTCTAAATTGACTTAAAAGACCATTTACTGCACTACCTCTAACATTTCTTAATTTATTTTCAAGATTATCTAAATAATTTAATCCTAAATTTGAAACTGTTTGTGCTGCTTTACCTAATAGTTGATCTAAATAACCTTTTTTCTCTGGTGTTTTGTAATCTTTTATCCTATCTAAATTCTTATAATATTCTTGTTTTGTGCCTTGTGAGGATTTATTCCAAGCATCAATAGAATAGCTTTCTTCAATTAGAGGAAAACTACTTGTTCTTGTAACAGATTTATAATAAATTTCAAAAGAAACAGTTTTTGGTGTATATGATTGAGTCGTTCCATATCCACCAATTTCTAATTCATCATCATAATTTCTACTTTCAAAAAAATTAAAAGTACAGTCATGTAAAGTATAAATTATTTCTGATTTTGGAGAAATAACGTTTTTAATAATTTTATTTTGAGTGTATTTTTTATCAACTATATTTGTGTCCGAGCTTTCATTATTACTTTCTGGCATTTGATAATTTCTCATATCATTTATTTTAATTGTCATATCAAATCTAATAGCATTTTCAGGAAACATGTATCTTTGATTTTTATAACTATAAATAATATTATTATATAATTCTGATAAGTACCAAGCTATCATTGAAACATCTTCATTCATAGTAATTGTTATTTTATCTTCACCATAATTAATAATTTTTTTATTTAGATTATTCAAACCTCCAATTTTTGTTATATAATATGATTTATTTCTAATATTTCTATTTTCGTTTGATTTTAAGTCTTTTTCAAATATTTTAAAAAATACGTTTTTAAATTCGTTCCAAATTTCAAATCTATTTGTATAATCACTACTAACTGTTTCATATTGTTGTATGAAAGTCTTTAAACAATTTTTTTGTTCAATAACTTCGTCCATATTTTCATTTCCTTTAAAAAAGGCTGAATCTTCATCAAAATATATTTCAAATGCCGGTACGAATGGATCTTCATGCCAAAAATCTTTATTATCATTTGAATATAAAGATCTTTTAAATGTATCAGTATTTTGATCATGTAGTGATTGTATTTCACTTGCTTTTAAATTTTCACCTTCAGCATTTAACCAAAATTCTTCTGGTTTAGCATCGCTTGTGTGATATGGATCATAATCGTCATTTTTTTTGTCTTCTAATCCAAAAACTTGTCTAACTGTACCTTTATTTATATCTAATGAGTTTGCTAATGCTTCAATTGCATTATCTTTTGCGTACCCTTGAATATATTTAGCTGTTCTTAAACTTTTTTTTGATACCGAACCACGAGTGGTTATTGTTTCTAATAAATTTTTATAACTTAATGGCATTTTTTATTATTTTATTTTTCTTAAATCATGTCTTTCATCACTCGCATCACCATAATTTACACTCAAGTCTCTTCTAACAAGAGTAACTTCTTGTTCTACACCGCCAGTTCTTCTATATAAGTAATCTATGCCTGTAACTAACCAATATCCTGATAATATTTTGTTTATATTATTAAGTGGTTTGTCAACATTTGCGCTTTTAGAAAACATATCATCAGGATTAAGTATTTCAACTAATATATTTTGAAATCTTTTTATTGAAAAATTTATTGTATTTAATGTTACAACCAGTTTCATCTTTTGTAGATTTTCTAAATTAAAGTCATTTGAAATTTTAGCAAAATGATAATTTTTATGCATATTATCAATATCTATCTTACCTTCATATTCGGTATTTGTACTTTCACAATAAACAATTGATTTTTCATCAAATAAATTTTTTAAACCAGTTTTATCAGATGTTAAATTGTCTAAGTATTTTCTAAATATTGTATTATCATCTTTATCATACCAACATGCTTTTATTTTATAGCCTTTTTCAAGATTTACCTTAAATGATTGATTTACTAAATTAAATTTACTAATAAATTGATTTGTTGAATTAAATAATTTATTATTAGTTAAATATAAATCAACATTTTTTTCTTTATCATTTTTTACTATTTGTGTATTTTTAATACTATGTTTATTTACAATAAATTCATTTAGTTCTTTTTGTATTTCTACATAATTTAAATTGTAATAAAAATCAATAAATGTCCAAACAAAAGATTTTTTATCGACAAATGAATGTTTTGTTACATCTTTAATAAATTCAAAGTAATTATTACCAGGATTAATCCATTTCATTTCATCATCACTACCTGAAATATTGGTTGCCCAACCTAAATTTATTTGTTCTGCAAGATCTGATAATACTTTATAACTTGTGCCTTTTTTTGTTTCATATCTTGTATAATGTAAATCATCTACATTTAATATACCTTTTATTATATATTTAGATTTTTCACTGTTTATATCAGCTTTAATAGTTTTATATTCTGTTACTCTAAAATCCATTCTAATAGGTAATACTGTTTCAGTATATGATTTTATAAAAATACTTAGTAATGTATCATGATCAAATGGATATAAATCATTGAATAATATACCTTTAGTGTCGTCACAATATAATTCAATTTGTGGTAAAAATTTACTATTATAAAGTTTTACATATATAATATCACCAGGGTCTATTGTTGTACCAATTTCAGAATCTGTTGTGTCTGTGTCAGACAATTTACTTAAAAATAAAAATGGTACATAATCTAGTGACTGCACAAGAATATCTGCTGAAACTGGATCGTTCAGTTTTATAAATATTGGTTTTGTTTTTATTTTAGAATTTTTTAAAACTTTTATTGCCATAATTATTCAAATGAATTTATAATTTGTACCGTATTATCATTAACCCTAATTTGTTCTAAATTGCTTGGTCTTATGGTTATTGGTAAATTTTTATCGTTTTCTCTTTTTTCTTTTTCTCTATTTGGTTGTGATGAATCTATTATTTTTTGTTTAGTTAATTCTTTTTCTTCAGACATATCATCTTTTACATATAGTAAATTTAGATTTTCTAAACTACAATAATTAATATACTGTCCTTCTTTTACTGAATATGGATTTATAATATCATTTAGAACCATTAATTCTTCCACGTAGTCAGGTGAGCCATATATATAATCTGATATTCTATCTAATCTCATTTCAAATTCTCTTGGAATAACATAAGTATTAACTTCTATGTTTTTAGGATAAACTATATTTTTTTGAAATAAGTTAAATAGATCATATTGTTTAGGATCTCTATCTATTTTATTGTTGTTATCATCAAATGAAAAAATTTTCATGTTTTTTAATTTTTTTTAACCTAAGCCACCCAACCATTTTTTTAATTTACTTTTTCCTTTATCTGCTTTATCTTTTACATTTGTTACTTTTTCTTTCATTGGTGCTAATGTTGTGTCTATTTTTGTTCCTTTTGACATTGATGGTATATTTAAATATGATGGTCCTTCTATATTTCCAAACATTTCCTTGTTCCTGGTTTGAGCCACCGTATATTTTCGTTCAAAAGAATTATTAAACATCCTCATTAATTCTTGTTTACCTAA